TGGACCCCCAAAGAACGAAGGGTCGCATTAGGAGAGAATGAACCGTATCTAACTTATTTAGCACACAAATGTCCTTACGAAGTCATTATCAATCCATACGATTTTCAATTGAAAGACAATAATATCGCGACTTGTGGACGCTGGTGTTGCTTTAGACTCTCTACATTTTTTAATAACAAACTTACAATACATGAATTTGCCGAATTGTTAAGAGGTATAAAACGAGGATGCGGGTGGTCATTTGACCAAATAGTTTCGGCATTAATTACTAAGACTTAAATAAAGTTTTAAATGACTTTCCCATTTTAATTATATCTCTCTATCTTATATAAATGGCTTACAATCTAGCGAATCAAATACCAAGAGATACATCAGGAGATCCAACTCATGTCTACGTAGATTTAGATGTGGTTAATAGCACAAGCATTGCACCCGAAGCTCTTATTTTCCAACAGCAGCGCAGTAACAACTTTTTAAATAAAGCCAACGATTACTACGTCAGTTGTGTAAGGTGGAATATGCTCTCATCTCTCCCTCTCATCGTCCCGCTGATGCCGTTATCAACAGAACCCTACTTACCTGCTTTAGCTAAAACGTTATACGCAGTGAATATTGGATACGGAATACCGGATTTAGTGAATTTACAATTGAGTGATTTAGTATTTCCACCAGAAAGCCCTACGTATGTCCCCTTTATAGCAGAGAACCAATATGTCCCTCCACCTGCTAGGTATTATGAAACCCAAAGTCAATATCTAGATAATCCCTATTTCTACATTCAAAATGTCCAGACCATGCTTGATTTAATAAATACGGCAATTGTAGAACAATTATACAAATTCGTTCCATTAATAGAAGGTGTAACGCCGCCCTTTTTTACTTTTGACACGGTAAGTGGTCTGTTTAATATTTATGCGGATAAATACTTTGTGATTGGAAGTGATTTAGGTGCTGAAGAAGCAAGATTTTATTTAACGATGAATACTGCCCTTTATCAACTCCTGAAAGGTTTTACTAATGTATGCGCTGGGTTTAGTCAAGTTGTAACCAATGACGCGCAAAACTTCGTGCTTCGTTTAGCATCATCTGGTGCAGGTTTAAATACTATTACGGCACGAAGCCCTCCCAGTCCAGCCATTTATGACAATGCGATTTTATACAATTTTGTGCAACAGGCGAATAGTCTAGTAGCATGGTCGCCCGTTCAATCAATCCTTTTCACAACGACGATGGTGCCGGTCAATCCAACCAACGTCGGCACACCGTCAGTTTTAGGATCGGTCGCTTCTATAAATTTAGCTGGAGGAAGTAATAATAATATTTCAAATACTTTAACAGATTTTGAACTTCCATTAACCAGAGGGACGGAAGTATGTCAAGGCATACTCTACTATGCGCCAACGAGTGAATATCGTCTCTTTGATTTATTGAGTGACCAACCCTTAAGCACAATAAATATTGCTGCATATTGGAAAGATAAATATGGGTTTAGGCACACCTATTTCCTAGAGCCAACTGGTTCAGCTTCGCTCAAAATTTTGTTTAGAAAGAAAGATTTCAATGGGATTTAGGTGATTAGTGATTAATATATACTTTAGTAAAAGGATTTAGATATAAAGTGATGAATATTGAATATAATGGAAACTGTAAATAAATATCAACGAGGACAAATTTATACAATTCGCTCATACCAGACTGATATGTTTTATATTGGTTCAACATATTGTCCTTTAGCGAAGCGGATATATAAACATCGGCAAAATTATAAAGATTGGAAAAAAGGAAATCATAATTTTATATCAAGTTATGATATTTTGAAATACGATGACCATTACATTGAACTTTTAGAAGAATTCCCTTGTGAAAATAAAAAGCAACTTAATAAACGTGAAGGGCAGCACATTCGCTCTAATGATAAATGTGTTAATAAAAGAGTAGAAGGTAGAACACATATTGAATGGTTGCAAGACCATAAACAAGATATTAAAGAATATAATAAAATATATTATGCCTCAAATAATGAAGATCACGAGTGTGAATGTGGAGGACACTTTAGAACAAAAAATAAACCAGCACATGAAAAATCCCTTCTTCACCAAAATTATTTAGAAAAATTAAAAGAATAAAAACAACATTTCACATAAATTATTTACAAAGTTTAGTAAAACTTTAATTAGTCCATATTATTTGAATTCCTGAATTTTCAAATAATATTTTATCTAAAGAGATATTATAAACGCTATGAGTAACCAAATCACACCTGTATTAGTCCGCGACGATCTGTTAATGTGTAGCGATGACATCAACTTTGAAGTCTTCGGCGGCGCTCAATCCGTAACTTCGCAGTCCTTTGCTGCTACCTCCCAAACTTCTACATCACATACTTATGTCATTCAAGTTCCTAACGTTTCTACAATTGTAGACCGAGAGATTTTATGGACTTCTCAAGTTCAAATTACTCTTACCGGAAGTGTCGGTGACGGGCAGTATCTCGTTGAGCTTGGTTTAGGTGATGCTTTTGCGGCGTTTCCTCTTCATCAATTGACGACTAACATGACTCTTCAAGTTAATAACGTTTCAACCTCTATTTTGACTAATCAAGTATTACCTTCTTATTTGCGAAATATGTCTAGAGAGGAACTTCAAAAGTATTCTATGACTCCTTCTTATTTAGACAACTATGGTTCTTTCACTGTCCCTACAGCTCCTACCGCAGCCAATGCCCTAGGTTTAGTCAATAATCCTCTGGGTGCATGGGGTAATGCTCCAGACTCGGATACACCTCCTCGTGGTTCGTTCAATATTGTCAGCATAACTGGAAACACGGTTGGAACTGGCGCAGCTCAAGCCCGCACGGTAGTTATAACTGCCGTCTTCACTGAACCATTGATGATTAGCCCGCTTGTCTTCGGGGACGCACCTGAACTCGCTCATCAAGGGTTCTACGGAATTAATCAGATCCAGGCCGTTATGCAGATGGATTCGTTAGCTTCTCGTGCTTATAACTTTGCTATCCCTGCGGCTGGTATTACAAAGGCAGTCACTTCAGTAACGTATTCTAACTCTGCTCTTCAGTGCCGATTTTTGACTGCTTCGCCTTCAACTATCTTGCCGGAGATGAACGTGATTCCTTACTACCAAAGCCCAATTTTCGTAACCACTGGTTCGTCTGCCTTAGCATCTGGTGCTTCCGCAACAATCCAGAGCAGCAACATTCAGCTCTCAAGCATTCCAGATACGATGTATATCTTCGCTCGTAAGCAACAGTCTACTTTGACCAATACTGACCCAGATGCCTATTGCACCATTAATAATATTTCAATTAATTTTAACAATTTGTCTGGTATATTAGCATCTGCTTCTCAACAACAGTTGTGGCGATGCTCGCAAGAAGCAGGCAGCAATCAATCATGGCTAGAGTTTTCTGGGCTGTGCAACCCTGTGCTAGATGCTCCTTATACTGCCGTCGGAACTTGTGGTTCGCTCTTATCTCTCAAGTTTGGGAAACATATTCCTATCAGCGAGGACTTCTTTGGACCATCTTCGCTCGGTAACTTCCAGATTCAGTGTGCAGTTAATGTGACGAACAACTTGTCGGTCGGGACTGGTGTTGCAAATACCTTCACCCCGGAACTCGTGTTTGTCTTCTTTAACTCGGGTGTCTGTGTGAGCCAGAATGGTCAGTCTTCTATCTACACCGGTCTTCTTAACAAGCAGGTTGTATTGGACGCTAAACTCCAAGAGCCTACTGGTAAAGGTGAGATTGCTCGCATGGTTGGTGGTAAGGGGTTCTTCTCTCGCCTCAAGGCTGCTCTCCCATCGGTTAGCACAATCGCCAAAGTGCTTGCTCCCGTTGCGAAGAAACATCTAGCCAAGCAGGACAGCAAACTCGCTCAAATGGCTGCTCAAGGCCTCGAAGCAATTGGTTATGGAGGCGCCGTCTCTGGTGGTGCGATGTCTGGCGCTGCTATCTCGGGCGGAATGATGATGGAAGGCGGCAAGAAAGCGCGCAGCCGTCGTGTATTGTAACGCGGGGACACCCCGCCGACCCCGACCACATGCGGAATTGTTAATCGAAAACTTATTAAAAAACTAAAGTAAAAATGGTAAAGTTCAATGTTTGGTTTAAGAATTTAACAAAAAACTGTCATGCGGGCGGTAAAGTTCGCTGATTGCTAATGTTTTACAGTAAAGATATTGTAAAACATTGGTAATAAAAATATTTTTATTACTTATACTTTCCCGTAAATATGGAGAGATGTCTTTATATATATTTACAAATGATTTACTATATCTTTACAGTAAATTATTTAAGAACATTGAACTTTACCGCCTAGTAGAGCGTTAGAACCCCGCCATTGTATGAAAGTATTTGAGGCGTAGCTCTATGGTTTAATCCATGTTTAGCGAATAGAGTTCCAATAGAGGAAAACCCATACGTTACATCTATATCAACACCTGATGTCGCAGACATATTACGAAGAGTTGTATACCAACCGTTGTATAATGTTGGACTTACACCTATATTAAATAGTTGCGAATTGGTTGGATATATCAAAATCTCTCCTGCTACTTGCGAGGCAGTTAATGCTTCTACTACGGTATCATCTGCGGGTGTATAGAGTGTGAGGGTTGGCGTGAAAGGCACGGTCTGTGGTGTTGTATATGCCGCAAATTTTAACGAAGTTATAGCTAATATTTCCGCATTACTATCAGCAGAGAAGACAAGGTTGCCGTCAGTGTTAAATAATAATCGATTGTAATCCTCCGTTGTAGTATTGTAGGTTTGATGTAAAACACCAGCAAAAGCATCGCCTACGGGACTTAAGGCTATAAGAGCATTGGCTCTACCACCAGTATTCGTGGTAGAAGAACACATCATAGACCATGCTGCATCATCTGGTCCTCTAATAGCAGGTGTTCCTGTTTTAACTATAAGCAAATTTCCGCTCATGTCAATATCGCTAGTTGCGTTACCACCTACGGTTCCAGCAGTCCAAAATGCTGATGATGATGACCCATTACTTGCTAGATATTGACCCGTTGCCCCTACGCTACCATTAACACTTATGTATTTGGTATTTGTGGTTATCTGCTGCGTCGTATCCACATTGCTTGAGCCATACGTCGCGTTTGATGGTCTTGTGACGGGAAGATTGACACTGAGACCGAACTGAACTTGGAGCGGACTCGGATTAAGCAGACTGAATGTTGCCCCATCAAAATTACACTGCGTAAAGACGAGAAGACCCGCGAAAGTATTTGGTACAGTTATTAGACCAGCAATTTCGCATGAATTGAAAAAGTATGAACCGACTGCTCCTGCTGTTATGGTAATACCTCCGACGGGTTGAACATTAGTAAAATAGTTGTTGCCGGTTCCACTCAATGTTAATAGACCCTCAATTTGGAGGGCATTGATGCTGATGCCTGATGATGTTGCTTCCAAAGTTAATGCCCGTCCTGTTGCTAATTCGCATATTGTGCCTTGTCCTCTTATGGGGCAAATGATTGCGATGTTACTTTTTCCATCAATGGTAACTGTTGCTCCACCAAAAGAACCAGATGAAACCATGACTGTATTACCTGCTACTGCCGCATCTATCCCTGCTTGAATATCATTAATTCCATCATTAACATAGATTGTATTGGATTGAAGACTCGGTCCAGTCGGTCCAGTAGGTCCTGTTTCTCCTGTTGCTCCTGTAGGTCCTGTAGGTCCTGTCGCTCCTGTTGCTCCATTTGTTCCATTTGTTCCTGCTGTTCCAGTAGGTCCAGTAGGTCCTGTAGGTCCAATTAAAGCAGAATATGCTACTGATGTTATTGCTCCAGTTGTTGTATTATAACTCAATATGTCAGTTGGTGTGATGACTGATGCCGCAATGGGTTTAACATATAATCCTGTTGATCCAGCACTCAAATCAACACCTGTAGCATTCAAAATAATCGAACCAGCACTTTGTACTAAATTACCTGCTAAATTGCCGATGGCGATTGAATTTGCTCCCTGACCTGTAGCCCCCGCAAAAGCACCAATAGCAACTGAAGCAGCACCTTGTGATTGAAACCCAGCATTTTGCCCGATAGCGACTGAACTTATCCCTTGAGAATTTCGTGCCGCATTTAGACCAACGGCTACTGATTGAGTTCCTTGACCCGAATAACCTGCTGCGTTGCCTATGGCGATAGACCTTGCTCCTTGAACGCTGGGAGAACCATACGCTGCGTCTGCTCCAAGGCAGATTGACTGAACCCCTCCTGAATTTGCTCCTGCATTAGTTCCTATACTAATATTACTAGTTTGCTGATTGAACTGCCCCGCAAAGTTTCCAATTGCTATACCTGAAGCTGATTGACCGCTTTGCCCACTACTTGTTCCTATTGTAACACCATTTGGACCAGTTACAAGTCTACCAATTGAACTTGACCCTAAAGTTAATTGTCTTGTTGTATTATTAAATGTCATGTTTGTTGAACCTGTAACTCCAGCACTTGTGGTGTAAAAAAGAACTGATGTATCTGGTCCTGTAAAACTAAAACCTGCTCCTGTCGCACCTGTCGCACCTGTCGCACCTGTAGGACCTGTCGCACCTGTCGCACCATTTGTTCCATTTGTTCCTGCTGCTCCTGTAGGACCTGTTGCTCCATCTAATCCATTTGATCCAGTAGGACCTGTAGCACCTGTCGCTCCATCTAAACCATTTGACCCAGTAGGACCTGTAGGACCTGTTGCTCCATCTAATCCATTTGACCCAGTAGGACCTGTAGCACCTGTCGCTCCATCTAATCCATTTGACCCTGTAGGACCTGTAGCACCTGTAGCACCTGTTGCTCCTGTTTCTCCTGTAGGACCTGTAGGACCTGTTGCTCCTGTTGCTCCTGTTGCTCCTGTTTCTCCTGTAGGACCTGTAGGACCTGTTGGACCTACTGAGCCTCCTCCGCCAGCGGGAACACCATTTATTAAAATTGTATTTAAATTATTAACATTAGTAATATCATTTAAACTCATATCAAGTGATTGAGCAGAAGGATTATAAAGTGGATTTTGAGCTAATATATCCGCAATTTCAGCCGCATTTTGTAACGCTAAAAAATAAGGCAATGACATATATATATATAGATTATAGAGAATAAATTAAATATTAAATTGCTTAATATTGTCTAATGATGGTATTGGCATTTTTGATTCGCTTTGTTTAGATTGATTATCCATTTCAATAATAGATTCATCAATATAATAACCTGCTTTGATTTGTTTAATGTTATTGTAGAGAGATTTTTGTATCTTTTTATTACTATTTTCCCAAACATGAAATATCGTTGATAATGTATTCATGCCAGCACCACCCCAAACTATTGAGGGATATTGATATGCTTGTCCAACAGATACCATTAATATTGAAAATCCTTGTAAAAAATTAAAGGAATAGTTTAGCCATTGATTTGTAATATTTAAACGGTGTCGTTTCTTTAGAAAATATGACAAATCATTTACTGTATTTTCTTCGAATATTTTTGCTATTCTCTCTTCACTCATTAAAATTTTTATACATTATATATATATAATGTTTAATAGTGCTTATAACCGAAAAATCGCCGGTGATATTGACGACATTAATCGCAAGTTTGTGAATCACGAGAAATTTGTTGGACGAGGACGACATGGCGGTGCTGACAGTGCTGCGGGTATGACTTTTGCGAGTGGTGCTGTAGGAAGATCCGCGGCTTCTGGTAAAATGGGTCTAGGAGCAGGAATGAGCGGAGGTAATTTTATGGAAACAGCAATGGGATTCGCCCCCTTATTGTTAGGTTTAGGGTATGGTAGTGATAGTGAAGATGAGAATGTATCATGCGATAGATGTCATAAAACTATGTGTGGTTGCGGTATGAAGATGAAACCTATTGCTTTAGTTGCTGAAAAACCTAAAGTAAT